AATTACCAAATGTGCATATGCAATTGCATGTGATTTTTTAAAGTAATAAGTATCATCTGTTGGCTTCTTCCAAACTTCTTCAAATACTTTATCCCAACTTTCTCCTAACAAATATCGCTTTGCAGGACGTATTATTGCCAATATTGCCGCCAGTTGTTCTACTGTTTCTGGCTTCATTTGTTTTATAATATCATAATGATTACTTATATGTATTAACTGCTCTGTGAATTCTTTTTCTAATAATCTATGCCATGGCGGTTCTATTAACATCAACTCTACTAGATGCTGTTCACTAGTTACTTGATTATATACACCCACATTAAGAATATCTAATTTAAAAAATCCTTCCTCTTCTGCTTCTTTATGATCTATAGTTGCTAATCCTGTAATAGGATTTTTGGGCATCTTATGAAAGTATACACCTGTATTATGCTTAACAAACCCTTTATCTTTAGTCAATGCCGCAGGAGTATGTTTAAACAAATTTAAAACAGTGTCGCGATTTGCTACATCAATATCAATATCTGTTGTAGATTTCATCAGTCTCTATCTATATCTGGTTCATCGTTATTATCGATATAGTCATCATCAGTTGTTTTTGTATGGTCGCACTCTAATATACGTTTTGCAAACAATGCGGCATTAACTGCACCATGCTTTCCTATAGACATACATGCTACCGGAACACCTCTTGGCATTTGCGATATGCTTAACAAACTATCCATTCCATTTAACCCTGAATTCATTGGCACACCTATAACAGGTAAATCTGTATATGCGGCAACAACTCCGGGCAATGCGGCTGCCATACCTGCCGCGGCAATAATGATTTTATTACCCCGTTGTTTGGCCGTAAGAACCCATGTTCTAACTTTATCAGGATCGCGATGTGCTGATGCTACAATTATATCAAATGATATATTGTGTTCGTTTAAAGTTTCTACACAATAATTCATTACTTCTGAATCAGAAGCACTGCCCATTATAATACCTACTTGTTTTAATGTACTCATTTATTTTATTCCTGCTTCTTTAAAGACATGTTCTACCCATGTTGAATCCTTCTCATTGGTGCTTATTTTTTTCTGCCAATAACTAGGATCTATATAATCTGCTATCATTTGTATTTGCTCTTCTGACATCCTGTCTAATAACTTTTGTGCACCTGGACAACTATAAAGTATCCATGGAGAAATTCTTCCTGACTTAATCATATGCACAGACATATTAGTAGATACTTTATTAAAGAAGTTAGTCCAATCTTCATTGCATTCTGAAGACCATTCTTGCATTAATATTATACTTCGTTCTACTGCTCTATCAACAGACTCCCTTTTCATTAAGTCACAAATATATTCATTGTATACAGAATCTTTACTCCAATCATCTATTCGTACACCCATTCGTAAAACAAAATCTATAAATGCTTCTGGATTAATTGCATTTATATCTATAATGTACTTTCCAAACTTAACAAATGCCTTGTAATATTTTGAATCAGCAAATTCGTCATATGTTTTATCATTTTTTGCATTAGTGTTATTTGAATAAAAATTTTGATATGCCCTAAATCCTAATTGAACATGCCTGTCGCCTTTAACCATATGGCGCCGCTTTTGTTCACACATGTGAACAGCTAATGTTTGTTCTCGCACAAATTCACGTTCACAATAACCACATTTATTCATTAGTTGAATATTTTCTTAATTTCGTTATCTTGCAATCCTAGATCTTCTGCATACTGTTTTAATTCTTTTGTAGAATTTAACTCTGTCAAAAGTTCTATTTCGTCTTCTTTTAAATGTTTATGTACATCTGCTAACCAAGTAGTTAGTCTATTTTTCTTAATTCCTTTACCTGGTTTAACCCATGGATGAAATTGTTTTTTTCCTACACCACATAGTGCCATTAATTTATATTGTAATTCTCCATGGTGCCTGATATCATTAAAATTAACATTAACAAATTCATTAATGGCTGTTAGATAATGATAGTTTATCTTCTTTTCTTTTGAACTACAACAACTAACATATCGCATATATATCCAAGCAGAAAACGCATTCTTTTGTTCTTCTGTTAATGAATCCCAAAAAGACTTGTTTCGTTTATCTACTGCTTCTAATATTTTACCTAGCGGTATATTTTTATCATCCTTCTTCATTATTACTATTATATTACCAAATTTGATTTAAATCAAGTACATCTGGTACTTTGTTTGTTTCTTTTATAAAATAAGCAACAGGATCATTTTTCTTTTGGCCAGTAGGAACAGCAAGAATATGCCCATATTTTAATTTAGGAAATACCCATTTTACTTCGCTATATATATTAACTATGTCTACTGGTTTAAATGATATTTGATAATCACTAAGAGGATTATAACAAAACGCATCAAATCCCCTATCATTAATATGTAATATAGAAATAACTTCGGGGTCACCTGCTTCTACATCTCCAATAATTAAAGACCAATCAATTGGCATTGTAAATTGTCGACCGTTTATACTTAATACTGCCGCAGGAGCATTAAATGATTCTAAAAATATTAAAGGCACAAATATATAATCTACAAATGTAGGATCACTATAATCCATAACACAATATCTAATATCTTCTACCTCTTCGGGTATATTGTTTAATTGATATGGTTCGTTTTCTACTGTTAAAATTAACATCTATAATCTACCTTGTTTATATTGAAAGGATACTTTGCTTCATTATAAAACTTTTTTCTTTTGGCTAAATGTCTTTTAGAAAATTTGGCCGTCGAGGTGATGTCCCAGATCTGTACAAAATCCTTGTCCTCTGCTTTACGAATGCCCCGTCCGATACTTTGAATAACTCGTACAAAACTCTTCCCAGACTCAACAAGAACAAGATTGAAAATCCTAGGGATATTAATACCGACAGAGGCAACACCATAAGTAGCAATAATAATCTTATTGTCACTATCTTGAATTTCATCATAATGCTCTCTCCTTTCATCTGTTTTCACTGAGCCTGATATAAAAACAGAAGTATCTACTCTTTCTGTTAATCCCTTGCCCGTTTTTATTCTGTCTATTAATACAAGAGTATTACCAGATTCAGAAATACTTTTTATCAAGCCTGCCATATAATCCAATCGTTGTTTATCTCCAACCAAATAAGATAGTTCACTTTGATAATTTTTATATACAGCCGTTTCTTCTAGTTGTATAATATTTACTTCACAGTTGGCTAAAACTCCTTTATCTTGTAATTCTGCCGCACCCAATCGATGTATAACATCTCCAATACTTGCTTTAAGACTAACTTGCTCATGTTCTTCTTTTGGTATTGTTCCTGTTAGTCCCCATCGTAAAGGAACTTTAGCAAATACACTTGTTAATAACTTTTTAAGAACATCTGCTTTAACCATATGTGCTTCATCTACAATTACACATATAACATCCTCTGCAAAATCTATAATACTAACATCACTTAATCCATCTCGGAAACGCTTCTCCATTATGTTTAAACTTTGCCATGTACATATCATATGAGTATGTCCAAAGTCTTTTCTATCACCAAAATACACTCCGGTATCCAGTCCTAATGCCTTGTAATCCGCTTCTGTTTGCTTCACTAGTGACTTGTTTGGTACTATGACTATACTACGCCCCCATGGCTCGATTAAATTGCTTAGAGACGCCGTTATGAGCGTCTTACCGGCCCCTGTAGCGACTTCTTGAAGTGCATGTGGGCTTTTTAAAAACTTATTAATAACTTCTACTTGATAATCACGCAGTACAATAGGTTGGCCTGCGGCAGTATGTTTCTTTGGCCAAGTATACTCACTAAAATGATCCTTATCAATAGAATCAAATTTAAAGTCAAACGGTTCGCGTTTATCTTCTATTTCTATATCATAATGATTAAGAAAGGGTAATATACGATCGAGTAAATTAAGAAATGTCATACCTCCTACAGTAAAGAACGACACACATCCATCCCATCTTCCTAATTTATAAGACGGAACATGATATGCATAAGGTAAGAAAAACTTTAACTCTTTTTCCAACTTACGACGAATGGGTGGATCTAACCCATCAAACTTAATATTAACTTCGTCTCTTATGATTAGTTTACATTGCTTCATACAACTATTATTATACACTCTATTTGTTAATAACACAAGAAAAGCGGGGAAGGAAACTTCCCCGCTTTATGAAACTAGATATGTTATTATTATTAGTGGTGTGTGTTATCTAGTTTTCATTCTTCAATGATCTCTCGTTTCATACA